ACACTGTGGGAAATTATTGATGATAAAACCGTATGGGGATTTTGACCCACCAGTACGTTTATATTCACGCGGAGCCACAAAAATTGCCGGAGTATTAAACAAAACGCCATACACCTGCATGGTTAATGCTCCATTTTTACCGTATTCGAAATTAAAAGTATGCTGTATTCCAGAACCATCGTTTACCAGACAATAACAATAGGGATACTGATATAGTTTATTATTTTTCGGGATATAGCCGTCAAGTGCTTCTGGTTGAACGGTTACTTGTGTATAAACAGATGCATCTGCCTGGAAACAAGCTTCTGGTGCTTGATATACATTAACAATCGCATCTCCGTTTCCGCTTTTGACGTAATTCTGGATAACTGTGATTAAGTCCGTATATTTTTTTTTCCGAGTAAATGTCAACCCCGATAAAATTCCTTGATTGACAACGGGTAAAATATTTGTTCCGTTTTCGTCTGCACTTGCATTCAAACAATACTCCATCGGACCGAGATTCAAAAGTTTCATGTCACTAGGATTGTCCACGTATTCCCCCGTTTCCAGATTTTCTGGCACTAAATTAACTCCGGCATAATCAGCTTTTTTGTCAATATGTTCCCGTTCCACATAGCACGGTTGAAGTACCACATCGTAAAAACTGTTCTGAAAACGATCGGGTTCGAAATAAATCTTGAAACTTCCGTCACTCAACCATTCTACCCTTGTCACAAAACCGAAATACCATTCTTCCGTATAGGGTTTGTTCTGAAAAGCAATATAATTGCATTTCAGAAATTCGCTCTCATTTCCTTTTCCTTTATACGTCAATTCGCCCCATCGTACCGGAGCGGACTGTTTATAGATATGAATTGCTTTTTCTCTTACATGAGCCAGACAGCCAGCTTTTCCATTTTCATAATAACGCACATGTTCATAGTCATTTCCCCATTCAATCCCACTTGCTAAAATTACCTCTGTCTGCGGGGAAACAGCCGCCACATCGGATTGCGGCGGCATCGGAATGAAATTATCCATGTTTCCCACCTCTCTTAATCGGTCGTAAAGTAAATGGTTGCTGTTTTGGACGAATCGAAACGACTGGTAATCACAACTTTTACGCTCGTTGTTTTATTTTCTTTCGTTTTCAGATTCTTTTCGTCTTTTGCAATTCGAAGAATTGTTGTACCCGGGATAACAAACGTATCGGCAGAAGAATTACCCACTACTTTTACGTCGATTGCTTTATCGGCAACACCATTAGAATTAACCGAAATTTTTCCGCCAAAGTCGACATCTGTTCCGGGTTTCACCATTCCCACGTCACTTGCGGTAATGGAAGAAACAGCAACCGTCTCGGTCGTAAACACGATGATCGGATAAAACAGAGAATATGAGAACATCTCTTTTACTGTATACGTACTGTTCCAACGCAGTCCGCGATTAACGTTATCCTGTACCATCATGCGATACTGTTCGCGGATTTTGAAGAACCGCTTGTCAACCAGTACAGCAACGATGCTCTCCGCATCGTTAAAGTTGTCAATGAGTACCTGCTGTGCTTTCGGAATCATCCGGTCGAGATTGTACGCGCTTGCATAGCTGTCCACGTTCATCGCGGCTTTGGTATCTGGGTCGACAAACAGAAGAATGGTATCTTCTTTTGCCGCCGAGGTCGCGCCAGCAAAGTTATACAGCGGGTTCGGGAACTGAATCTTGTCAATATAGGACTGAATCTGTTTCGCAAGCGCATTGGCGCTCGCCTGATCAGTAACCGGGTCGACGTGTACAGGATAAATCTGACCTGCACGTTTCGCAGACGCGATCAGCTCTTTCGCTGTCGTGAACTCATCCCAGTTGCAAGCAGAAACGACGCTCTCCACTTTTGCCTGCACGAGACTTCTGAGTCCGTAATCATCGAGAAAAGCACCGCGCATATCCTCAAACCAGATGGTCACCGGATAGTCGTTGTTGAAATTGATAACATGATACAATGCCATGATATAACTGTCATAAATGGCGGTTGCATCTTCGATGCTGATATTGGCATCGTGCGCGTAACCCTGCGCAAAGTTTACGTAGACTTCCTGTTCACCGTTTCCATACGGCATAGCGTTACTGTTCAGCACACGCAGAGGATTTCGGAACGCTTCGGTACTGATGGACTGGCTGGCGATCAGATTCACCAGTGCCGGAACGAGTTCGTTCCGCGCCATCGGGTTGTACGGGTCGGTTAATGTTTTCGCAATATCGGCGATATTTTCGCGTGTTGCCACCGGGACGCGGTCACGGTAATCAACGCTCATCGTCTGCCGAACGGCGTTCAGCATATTAATATTGGTCATATCTAATTTTTCTGCCATTGTTTTTCACTCTCCTTTTCCGCTCATGATGAGCTGAGACATATCAAGATCATTGATACTTGTTGCGGTTTCTTCCGGTTTCGGCGCGTTTCCGCCAAACTCGGTTACTTTTGTGATACTTCCGCCGTGGGAAAGATCAGACCAGCGGCTTTTGATTTCTGCGACCGCGGAATCATACTTTCCTTTCAGTTCGTCCCGTTCTGCGACCAGCGCGTCACGTTCGGACATCAGTGCGCCGATGTCGGTATCTTCTGTTTTGATTTTTTCGCTGATGGCGGCGATTGCGTCACCGTGCGTTTCGATGTTTCCAATGTCTGCTACAATTTCTGTCCAATACTCTTCCAGTGTCATGTTAAAACCTCCTTTTTAAATTGGGATATGACCAGATCGGCATTTTATGCCGTTTTGGTTTCATTGGATGCGGCGGCTCCGGCGGCTCGGGTTGCTCTCCTTTTGCCAAGTACCGATAGACCATGACCGCGTTGTTCAAACGTTCGGAATCAGATAAGTACCGATTCCCAACAATCCATCCGGTAATTGCAGAATCTTTTGCGTGTTCGGAAATATAATTGAAGCACGTATGCGCCTTTTCCTTCCGAAAAGAAAGCGTACCATCGTCACTGATACCCTCCCACCCTTTCATATAGGCGGCGGTCAGCGCGTCCAGATCGGTACTGTCACTGTGCAAAAATGCTTGCAGATTTTCGTAAGCACTTGCGGCTCCTACGGAATACCATACGTTTTCATAAATCAGATATTCTAACTGTGCGTTACCATCTTCCCGGCTGTACCCGTTGGAATCTAACCATTGGAACAACCGCGTCCGGCGGTCGGTAGCGGAATTATCTGTCCATTGTCCCAAACCATAACCGGGTGAACCGACAATCGTACCTTGCCACAACCCGGGATTAACCGTGGATTCCTGCCAGAAGTTGCCGCAGATGGCGGCAATCACATACTGGCTGATACCGCTTTGTACCTCAACTGGGTATCGGTACAGATACGTCCACGCGCTGTATGGACTCACAAACGTATTAATAGAAACTTGCCTTTCCAGTGGGTAGCTGTCTGTGTGTGCCCCCATCGTATACCCGCCGCCGTCTGCCGGGTCATACACCATTTCGGTGTGGCCGCTCCTCCATAAGATATCACCTTTTTTCCAAGGCTGGCTGGCGGTTCCTTTCTGGAATCCCGCACCGATCAGATACCCGTCCATACTCCGAGTGGTAAACCACGGGTTGCTTTTCAAAAAACCGCCAACGGTACAACAGTAACTCATGAGAGACGAACAGTCATAGTAGGTAATACCTCCTACGGTCTGCCCCTCACGGTAGTCTTGTGAGTAACCAACGTTCGGTGCATTACAAATTTCGATACAAGTGTTGTAAGCAAGTGTCAGATCAGCCACGGGTCAACCCCTCTTTTGCGACGTAACCAGTATAGACGATTCCATTGACAACCGCTTTTACAAGATACCACTCATTGGTATAATATCCGTAGTTTCTAACACCGGTTCCGGTCGGCAACGTCAAAATGACTGTTTTATCCATTCCAGCACCAACGCGCAGATTATAACGATCGTTGGTATGATAGGCTCCGGCGATTTTCCGGTCAAAACTACGTGCGGATTCGGTCTTGATGGATTTCTCAATAGGTTTCTGCGGCTTTTCGTTTTTTACCACATACCGATAATGGACGGTATTCCCATACGGGAGATCATAATAAGACCGAACGCAGATTTCTTTTCCGGTCTGATCGCCCGTCTGGCCATCAATCCCGCCGTTTTCGGACTGACTGGCATGAACAATGCGGTTTGCATCAACCGACATCGTTACATGATGCCCTGCGGCTAAATGGATATCCCCGCGTTTCCACGGTTTACCGCATTTCACAAAACCTGCTTTTTCCAACTGGGCACCGATGTTTCGTGTTGTGCTGTAAATGCTGACCGGAAAACCAGCTTTTGCAAGTGCCGTTCCCACGAATGAGGAACAATCATAATCGGGACCATTCCGGTTTACCTGTGAGTAACCATGGCGGTTATCAGCGGCGATCTGTTCCGCCCATGCAACTGCGTTTTCGATTTTACTCATTCTTTCCACCTCCTAAGTGCTGGCAAAGTGAATTAATTGCAGTCGTATTCGCTTCTACACTTTTTCGCAGTTCTTCCATCTCTTCCTTGTGTGCGTCTTTTTCTTTCACCAGATACCAGAAAAGTGCGCCGCAACACACGATTGGAAAGCCGAGACTGCCAATCAACTGTGTTACCATTGTCACATCCATTCGTCTACCTCCTTATCCTGCCATTTTAACCAGTCCTCAATCTCACTAACTTTATCACACATAATAAAGTTATGAATGAATCGGACTGGCGATTTACTGTTATACGCGTTACCATCCATAAAAAAGAAATCCCACAAATACCGGATGTGAGATTCATAATTTTCATGTGGGACGAGAATCAAAGTGTCTTTCTCATCACCTCTATAACGTACCGTATAAGCAAGATATGCATTTTCTTTTTTCATCATTCCGACGATCATATGAAAAACGATATTCGCCATCTTTGCTCCTTTCTTCCTGCCCATGAAAACAAGGAAACCTTTTGACCTGCCAAGGACAGGGCGGCTTACTCAACCGTGGCAACCCCTCTGAAAAAGGTTTCCCCGTATTTTTATGATACCTCTTTTCTGTCCGTCTGTCAAGTACATTTATCCGTCTCCCACGAACTATTTATAAAGATCAATTCCCAATAACTCAACCGCCATATTTTTGCTGTCCAGATCGTCAAAGCGCAGATATGCTTTCCGGTACGCGTCAACTAGATTTTCAAACAAATAATCGTAGTGTTCCAACATCACCGTGTTCTGCGTATGATCACCGTCCCGAAAAACCGCGACAAAATTACAAGACGGGTTATAGTTGTGCGTGATATAGATATACCCCTCTTCGTAATACTCATACACCCCATAACTTTTTCCGCTGTGCTCGATCGTAAACAGATACCGCGACCGTCCGGTCGGCTTCTGCACAAACACGGCATCATCAATCAACATCTGATCTCCGACACTCATGCTTTGCATATAGTGTCCGCCGCGGAATGCTTTCAGAGCAGTATTTTCCCACATCGCCTTACTAGCACTGTCATTGTGCGTAAATTCGCACACAAAACCACTTCCATGCATCATTTTGGTTTCTTTCTGATACCGTTTGTGGATGCCAAAAAATACAAAATAGGGATTGAGCAACGAAATATTATTGGATGCCATCACCAGCTTAAACCATCTAGACTGACTTCCGTTTCCACGACTGATCGTCAATAGCAACGATTGCAGTTTCTCGCTCTCACCTTTCACATATTGCCCACTCTCCATGGAAAACTCATCAAAAAACAAAAAGTAGATATCCCGAAAATACGGAGACAATTTTTTTACACTGTCCATCTTACTTCCAAAGCTAAACGCACATCCGAATGGCTCCCCGTCCAGAAAATACCGCACGACATTTCCATTCTTATCCAGATTTTTATAGGTAATCACACTACCCAATTTTGGATACATTTGCAACATATCCTCGTACATCGCCGCCGCTCCCGTCATTTCCCCTTTCGTCCGGAAAATCCATCCGGTCTGCAATCCGTACTCTTTGCACAAAATACAACTCGCCGCGGCAAACGCACTGGTCTTTCCGGCACTACGGTTAGAACACGTAATTGCCACGCCTGCGAACTCCCCGTCCACGTCCGGCTCCGTAAACAACCGTATCGGGTTGTAATACTGAATTGGCTTTCCATCATCCGATACCGATTCAAATTTCACGCCATAATCTGCAAAAAGTTTTTCCCATTTGATATCATTCCAAAAAATCATTGTTTCACGTGAAACATTTTGTTTCACTTCCTCCTTTCTAGCATTTCCACAACCCGCGCACCGCGTCCCGCATCATCTATGTTAACCGCCAGTTCCCCGCCAGCAAAACCGCAGACAAGCTCACGTTTATCGCACGATGATCGCACGTTTTGACTGCGGATGGACGGCGGGTAAAGGCAGAGATTCGCTGGGTATAAAAAGAGCTACGCTGGAAAAACGTAGCTCTTTTACACGTATGGAATGAAGTTTATCACACAAGATATAGTAACAATCAACTACAGGTAACATAAATACTCAAGTTACCGTCCGCCAGTCGGGGCGCGTACCCAGATCATGGTTACTTATTCCATAAATGGGTTAAACTTTTCGATATCACCGAACTTATGAATGTTTACCGCGGAAAGGTATGCGGTGAATCCCTTGTCGCTACGGAACTTGCTTTCTCCGATAGAGATGAACAGGTCAACTTCTGCGCCTTTACCGAGTTCTTCAACGCTTGAAACGGTGTCGATCTTTACGCCGTCCTTGTAAAAATCTACTTTATAGTTGGTCTGCGCTTTTACGTAACGTCCAGCTTTGTCGGTTTCTTTTGCAGGAATCCATTTTGCTTCTGCGGCGGCATCTTCGCCAAACTCTCCGATGATTTTTTCAAAAATGGCTTTCTGCTGATCGGCAGAGATAGAAGCGGAAAGAACGCTTTTGCCGTCTTCCTCTTTTGCGTATTTAACAGTTACGTAGTTCAGTCTCGTTTTCGCTTTGCTCATGATTTCGTTCTCCTTTTTGATTTAAGTTGTTTTTTACTATGCAGAACGCGGCGCTTTGCTTTGATCATTGTCTTATCTGGTCACTTCCAGACCGCGGGTTGTACGCTGATTAATCGTCCAGTCTCTTTGCTTCGGCAAAGAACTGTTCGTCCGGCATCTCGTAGCGGGCGGATACGGTATCGGTTAATACGCAGATGGAATCCTCCGGAAAACCAGCGGCAGTAACAGCGGCGGTTTTTGCTTTCTGCGATTTCAGTTCTTCTGTATTCTCAAAAGAGCCGATCACCTGTTTTGTGTTTCTGTCAATGACAGAATAGATAAATGTTTCAATTTTTGTTCTAACCATTTTTTTCTCCTTTTCGTTATGTGCTATTTGTTCTTACAAGTATTATAATAGCACTGCCTACCAAAAAAGTCAATAGTTAAAATAAGAAAATAAAGAAAATATCTAAAAATAAAAGCAGGATGGAAAGGTTGAGTTCTTCCTCATGTAACGCCCAGATCGTTGATAATACTAAAAACATAAAAAACACAAAATATCTCATATCGTCTCCTATTCCGGTAACACTCCGTCTTGAGAGTTTACCAATACTTCATAGTATTCATTCGATACACCTAAGGTATAAGTGGTATCAAGGATTCCAATGTTACTAGCCGTTAAAATTTCTTCCCCGTTTACTTTGATGTAATGGGGTTTCGAGTTGTTAAAGCAACTGATTGTCCGTCCGACATTTTCCATCCGGCGGCAGAGACGGAAATTATTACAGCACTTTAAGTTTTCCGCTCCAAGTTTTTTATTCATGCCAGCGACCGTAGACGTAAAACGCACGGGGTCTTTGCCAGATTGCGCCGCTTTTTCGTCCCATTCAACGCCGCAGTATTTTTTCGCGCCAAGGGTCTTAAACTGGATATAGAGGTCATCCATATCCCAAACGCCGAGAATATAACGGTTGTCACCAACGTCACAAAACGCAGGAATGTCGTTTTCAATCGCACGTTTTTCCAGTATTTTGTTTTTGGCTTCAAATTCTGGAATGTGGACGTCCGGATGTAAAAACTTGATACTATCGGTGTCGCAGTACACGGCATCCATTCCAACCACGTCCAGCATATCTTGTAACTGCTTTCTTGCGTGGGCGGTAACATAGATTCCCCATTGATAGTGCAAAAAGCTGTTTTTTCCATCGTAATACGTGTTCAGTGCTTTTTCCGCGTCCGCTTTTTCCCTTGACCATTCCCCTGTGGTTTGGTTCATTACCCATTCGTCCTGTAAGAGATCGGTAACGCACATTCCAAACGTGCTATTCAATTTATTCTTAGATTTCATATACTCATAGACTTTATCGGGGTTTCCTTTTAAGCGGCTTTTTGCGATAAAAAACGCCATCATGGTATTACGCATACTGTCCGGTAACTTTCCTCGCGCGGCTACGTAGCACTCAGACACGGTAAAAAAGTCGTAAGCATACTGGTTTCTTATGATTGCAAAGTCGATTTCCGTCATTGCAATTTCACAGCAATCAATCGACAATACGCGTCCATTGTCAATCACACAATCTTTTCCGTGCTTCTGGCACTTTGACAGCGGGATGTAAGGAACCGGAATGTTTTCTTTTATGTGCAAATTGTCAAATTGCACTCTCATGATTACACAACGTGTAGCACACAAATTGTCAAACTGTTCTTGCGATGTAATCTCAACCGCCCGAAACGCACTCATGGGGTAATAACCCATTGCGATCTGTGCAGGATAACTACTTGATATATCCATACTTCCCATGATGATCGCGTTTTCCCCTTTTTTCGCCGTAATCGTATGTCCCGCGTGGATGCGGTTGGCGTGGGTGTTGCCGCCGCGGAACGCGTCTTTGCACAATTGATACTGCGGCAATGTTAATGCCAGATCTGTAAAGACTTCCGGATAATAGCCTTTATCTGACTGCATGGCACGGCGGAACTCGCGGCGGACGTAGCCAGTTGATGTAAGGGGGATTTCTGCTAGATTATCCTCTTTTCGTAAGGCGCGGATGCATTCACATAAACCGCGAACGTCATTGTAGCAATAGCCTTTCTCTATTTCTGTCAGAGGGGTTAATGGGGTTCGGATTTTTCTGTAGTCGTATGTATCAACGAGTTTATAGTGTGTTACTCCCTCGCTGTTTTCGCAGAATTTCGAAAGACTCATATTGCTTAGAAAGTAAGAGCATCTAAACTCGATACCATAACGATGCGAAAAGCATTTCATTACCTTATGCGCATCTCGTGCAAAAATTTCAGAAAATTCAATAAAATCTTTCATAAACTGAAATTCATAAGACAAGTTATGAACGTACACAACCACGCGCTTCCAATCAGAAGTATGCAAATACAAATGCAGTTTTTCACAAAATGAAAGAAACTCATCCCATGTGCGACCAAAACACACGGTATCTTTGACGCAGAACTGCCAGTGATACAGAAAGGCGGTTCCTTTCACTACTTTTTCGCCTGTTTTATGATAGCGTTCATAGTCCAATTTTTCCAACGTGGTCGTTTCAATATCAAACGCCATTTCAACATCATAATAGACGATGGGATTTTTCTTTCTTCCACGCTTGCGGCATTCGCGTACAGTCTGGAAAGACGAGAACGGAAAATCATTGACCGTGTAAATTGTTTCACGTGAAACATTCTCTTTCCCGTCTAGAATAACAGGCACTTCTAATTCGTACATTTTTCACCTACTTCAATTTTAGTCTAGTTTTTGCAAAAAGTTCTTCTTCTGTGATGTAGCCGTCCAGATACTCTTTATACTCATCCATAATATCTTCGTAATCATAAGTATTATCACTCATTTTCAGAAGAAAATCATCGATGATCTGATTTGAGTCTAACTCTCTTCTCAGACTCTTCTTATATAAGTTGGACGTCAAAAAACGATATAAGTCCTTGTAATTGCTTTCGTCAACTTCTTCTGCAATTTTCCCAGACTTGTCAAAACGACGTTGAAATTCAGCTATACGATACCCCTCCAATGTTGTTTCGGGAGAGTTCAAAAAAGCGACCATCGTGTCCCATTCCTGCCGGAGAGATGCATCTGATCGTTTTACGCCTTTCAAAAAGCGATCTTTTGACCTCCCTTGTGACGCAAAAAATTCTTTTACGCGTCCGTACGCCCATTGGTCGCGAGCGTGAATTTTTTCCAGTTTGGCAAGGCGGCTGTTTGCCGCCTGCGCAACGCGTGGAAGTTCGCGTTTGATCTGGTCTAAACTAAGGTCTAGTTCTTTATAAATGCTGTAATCTTTTGACTTTGCCATCATTCCACCTCCAACGACAAATAACCATCTTTTATTCTCATATCTCAACCTCTATTCTCTAATTCAATACGCGCACCGTCCGTATCAATGTATACATAAGTAACAGCATACTTTCCATATGTTTTAACCGTATAAGACTCAAGTAAATCTTTTCCAATTCCGGAAAAAATAACATGGTCTCGTCCTAAGTATACGCGAACATCTTTACTGCTATAACAATAAGATGCGACTTGAAACAAATTTTTGCAGTCAGAAAGTTTCTTTCTAAACTCTCTATTAGCGTTTACTATCACATCAAGTCTCCTTTCTACAATGAGCAACCGCGTTCTTCATAATAATGACAATCTTCGAAAAGATCATCGCCATCATACAATGGACACAACGTACAATTATCGTTAGCAGAACAGATAACGCTATGCGAAACTTCTACATAATAAGCTTTCAACGCGTAACGGGTAGAAAGATTGTTATGTAATTTTACAGTAAAGCCTTCACCAAAATTACCTTTATACGGCACTGGTTTACAGAATGTATTCTTCTTAACGTATCCATTTGTCAAAGACGCGTGATCATATGCGTAAATGTGGATATTCCCGGCAGTATCTTCCTGTTTTACATATAAGGGGATCTCATCAAGTTTCGCTGGTAAGGTATACAGTTTCTCTAACTCTACTACTTTCATGGTAGTTCCTTTCTCCCCGTAGTGCCGATAGGTCAGCAGTTTTCATGTTATCTATTGCAAGACATCTTGTAAGTAGCAGATATTTCCGGTCTAAGATCTGCGTAGTAATAAAAAGCATCTTCCGAAAAATGTTCTCCATTTACTATTTCTATTCCATTTTCATAAATGGAAAAGAAAATTTCACTATTTTCTTTCATAGCTTGTGAACAGAAAGTTTTTACTAATCCATTTGCTGTTAATAATGACTCAACTTTATATC